CTCTTATCAACTCGAATGTCCGTCAGAAATGGCGAGGTACATGTTGATAATGTATTGGATGCGCGAGAATTAGAGATCGCAGAGAAAGTTCTTGGTATGCATGATCTCTTCTACCCTGTAGAATTTAGTGACGGTCAACCTATTTCTCAGACATTTTTAGATCTAACTAAAGAGGCTAGATCTAATTATACTGAAGAAGTTAATAATCCGACTATAGTCTACGGTGGAACCCAAGTTAACGGCCAACTTATGGGTAGTATACTTTCCTTCCCTATTCTCTGCATCGCGAATTTAGGTGTCTATATGGAAAATATGGTAGAAGAACAAAAGGCCTGGTCTATAGCCGATATTTTGGAACATGTTCTGATCAATGGTGATGATATGCTTTACACCGGTCCAACGAATCTATGGATTAATCACAGCCTTATTGGGGCTGCGGTTGGTTTAAAGATGTCGGTTGGCAAGGCTTACATTCATGCTACGTATAGTAACATTAATAGTACGGCCCTACACTTTGACATAAAGCGTTATCATATAACTAGGACTTGTTGTTTCTTTAACCAGAAACTTCATTTCTTTAGTAAAGAAACACCATGGCAGATCAATTTCCTTAATACTGGCCTCTACTTCGGACTTTCCAAAGTGATGAATACTAGTGACGACTCCTTTAAGACATACTGTGAAAATTTAGAACAAATTCTCAACGGTGTCTTACCGGGAAGACAGTGTGTCTTCCTTTCAAAGTTTCTCCTTGAAAAGCGAGAAACCCTTCGTATGGAGTGTCTTAGTGCCATTTCCTTTGGTACAACTTGCAAAAAAAGATTACATAATCGTAATATCTTTTTACCGATCTCATCTGGTGGTATGGGTGTAAACCCTCCACCAGGTTTTAGGTTTAAGATTACAAAGACAGATAGGCAAGTTTGTAGTAATATCTTAGCATCAATAGCTTATCCAGTTTCATTAGGCTTGCCAACGAATGGATACGACATTACTAAGTTTGAAGATAGAGAGAGTGTATCGTGGTACAAAAAGGCCATCACTCCAGCTATACCAGGTGTCGACGACTCAGTCGACTTATGTCCGTTCTTCCAAAAAGAAGTTAAACCAGAATTCATCAATCTCCTCCAGACAGCTCCCCACTTTAGAATTAAAGATGGGATCAGGGCTCGCTCCCGTTGGAGTACGTGTATACCGGCTTATTGGTTCTCTTGGAATGGACATTCGTCCGTAATGAGTGGGAGGGACATTAATCTAAAAAAGGAAAATTTATTAGTTAATTTTAGTGAAGAAATCGATCTATATCGGGATCCTT